GTGGTTTAGATGCAACTGATTCAAGCAAAAAGCCAAACGAATATGCTCAAATGAAAATGTTGTTTCGCAATGATGTCGTAAAAAAAGGAGTTGCGGATTTAAAAATGTTAGGGCAATTTGCCTATCAATTGATTTATAATAAATCAAAAGATTCTATTGTAAGAGTTGAGCATATTCCCGTTCAATCATTGAGAGCCGAAAAGTGCAATTCAAAGGGCGAAATTGAAGCATATTATTATTCAGATAATTGGACAGACACCAAAAAGTTTGAGCCAAAACGTATTCCAGCATTCGGGTTTGGGGATAAGACATTAGAAATTTTATACATCGGAAATTACACCGTTGGACAAAAGTATTATTCAAACGTTGATTACATCGGTGCGATTCCTTATGCAAAATTAGAGGAGGAAATTGCTGATTATTTGATTAACGATGTTCAAAATGGATTCAGTCCTACATCGGTAGTAAATTTTAACAATGGTATTCCTGACGAAGAAAAACGAGAATTAATTTCACAACAAGTATCTGCGACTTTAACGGGTTCAAAAGGTAAAAAGGTTGTGGTTTCATTTAACAATGATGAAACGAAAAAAACAACGGTGGATTCAATTCCTTTAAATGATGCACCAAAACACTACGAATATTTGAGTGCGGAGGCACAAGCAAAAATATTACTTGGTCACGGAGTTGTTTCGGGATTACAATTTGGTATTCCTTCAGCTAATGGATTTTCATCGAATGCGGATGAGTTAAAAAATGCAATTACGTTATTTGACAATATGGTAATTAGGTATTTTCAGGATACATTTATTGATGGAATAGAAAAGATATTAGGGTTTAATAAAATTAGTTTAAACCTTTATTTCAAGACCTTGCAACCACTGGAGTTCATTGACTTGAATCCAGTCGTTGACAAGGCAACTGCTGAAGAAGAAACGGGGGTTAAATTATCATCGCAATTGGATGAAATTGAATTGGAGGAATTTGGGGAAGATATTGATTTAAACGAATGGGAATTAATTGATTCACATAGGGTTGAAGATATGGAAATTGAAGCCAAATTGGATGCTGAATTGGAAGAATTAAATAATCCAAAAAAATCTTTGCTTTCAAAGATGTATGAATTTGTAACTACGGGAGTTGCTAAACCTTATACACCATCCGAGCAAGATGGAAAATTGTACATTAGTCGTTATCGTTATTCTGGCGAAACTACTGATAAATCAAGACCGTTTTGTGTTAAAATGACATCAATGAATAAATTATATCGTAAAGAAGATATAATGCAAATGAGCCAAAAAGCAACAACAAATCCAAAATGGGGACCTCGTGGAACTGATACATATGATATTTTTTTATACAAAGGCGGAGGCAATTGCCATCATTTTTGGACAAGAGAAACGTATAGAAGATTTTATGACCCAAGAAAAAAGGATGCTGTGCAGATAACTCCAGCACAAGCAAGAAAAGCGGGCGAAATATTACCAACTCCTTTTGATAAGTCAGATGGCAAAGACTACAAAAAGGATAACAAGTTGGTTTATACAAAGCCAATTGATATGCCAAACCAAGGATTTTTACCAAAGAATAAATAAAAGATGGCACAAGCATTATTTGTAAGTCGTGACGAGATAATTAAGTTCACTGCATTGAATGGTAACATTGATACAGATAACTTTGTGCAATGGATTAAGGTTGCACAAGACATTCATATTCAGCAATATTTAGGAACGAAATTGTTCAATAAAATTAATAACGATATTGTGGCTGGCTCTTTGACTGGCAATTATTTAATCTTGACAAATGTTTACATTAAACCAATGTTAATTCATTGGTCAATGGTCGAGTTTTTACCGTTTGCATCTTATACGATTGCAAACAAAGGGGTTTACAAACATAATTCTGAAAATTCTGATACAATTTCAAAGGATGAGGTTGATTTTTTAGTAGAAAAGGAACGTTCAATTGCTGAAAATTATACGAGAAGATTTATTGATTATATGACTTACAATCAAAGTTTGTTTCCGGAATATAACACAAATTCAAATGCAGATGTTTATCCAACAAAAGAAAGCGATTTTAGTGGCTGGCAGTTGTAAAACTTATAAGCCAAAAAAAGAAAACATTATAAAATTGAAGATTTATTTAAACAAGTTAGAAAATGGCAAATAGTATTGGATGGGGGCAAGGTGCAACAAATAACTCCATTGAATGGGGTCGTGGCAATATTAACAATAATATTGGATGGGGCATCGTGTACGGGTTCAGCTATTCGGGACAGACTGATATAACTGGAGGTTTAGCCTATTTATCGACATTTATAAATAATTTTCAAACACGGGTTGTGGCGGATTCAGGAACATTAGAGGCTTACACGTGTTTATACAATTCAATCAATGGAGATTTATCAAATGGAGGTGCTTTGTATATTCCATTCAATGACCGAGTAATTGCGGATAGTGGTTTAGTTGAATCTGAAATTTGTTTAATTAACTTTATAAATAGTTTAACGTAAAAAAATATGAATTTATTAGATAATGCATCATTGGTTGTAACTCCAAATGCTTATAAAGTTTCGAAACTTTATTCAATCGTTCCGTCGGATGGTTCGGGTGATATGACTTTTTCACGTACGGGTGATACTGCAACCCGTGTTAATTCAGCTGGTTTCATTGAAACGGTTTTGGCTAATAAGCCAAGATTGGATTATTTAAATAGCACTTGTCCAAAGTTATTAATTGAAACACAGAGAACTAATTTAATTTTACGTTCGCAAGAGCAAGACAATGCGTCATGGACAAAGTCGGCTACAACTGTTACCGCTAATGCTATTGCTTCACCTGATGGAACTACAAATGCGGATAAATTAGTTGAATCAGCAACAAATGCATCACATTCAATTTTTCAATCATTTACATTATCAACATCAACAGATTATACGGTTTCAATTTATTTAAAAGCTGGGGAGAGAACAAGATGTAACATAAGATTAACAACTTTTGCGGGTGCTCAAGATTCAGCAGTAAATTTAACAACTGGAACGGTTGATAATGGAACTTTAACAAATGTTGGGAATGGTTGGTTTAGGTTTTCAAGAACATTAAATTCATCTACGGGAGCTGGTTCGCCATTAATTGCAGTAAATTTAGTCAATTCAAGCGGTGTTACCAGTTATTTAGGCGATGGAACATCGGGTTTATACGTATGGGGGGCGCAAGTTGAACAAGGTTCATTTGTGACATCATATATTCCAACTACCACCGCATCTGTTACAAGAAATGCAGACCAATGTTATGATAATTCAGCAACATCATTAATCGGTCAAACAGAGGGTACAATTTTTATTGATTTTGAATTAAATAATGTAGGAGATACTGAAACAAGAAACATTATTACATTAGGTTTATTTGGTGCTTTATATACGGATAGAATAGTGATTTGTCAATCAGCTATTGCATCAGGGACTAAATATCGTTTCCAATTCCGTGCTAATAATACCGCTTTAATTGATGATTTAACTTTAAATTACACATCAGGAAGAACAAAAATGGCGGTGAAATACAATAGTAGTTCAATGATTGTATTTTTAAATGGTGTTTTGGTAAAAACATTTACATATACATCAACTGCATTTTCAACAAGTTTAACAACGGTTTATTTAGGGAATTTCACGAATATTAATCAAGTAAATTCACATAGAATAAATTCGGCATCACTTTGGAAAACAAGATTGACAGACCAAGAATTAATCACCTTAACAACTTTATAAGATGAAATTTAGAAAGTACGAGTTTACACCCGAAAAATGGGCAGAATTAAAATCAGATTTACAAATTGCGGTAACGGAAGGCAATGAATCCGAATTATTTTACAATCGTGATATTATTGAATCGGTTGTTGAAATTGGTTATTTGATTGAATCGCAAACAGAGGATGAGGTAATTTTGTCAGATAAATTTTCGGTCGATATTCTTTGGAAAAATGAAGAATTAGAATCTTTTGCACCTTACAAAATTTGGTGTACTCCGGTTGGTATTCATTCCTTTGGTCCGTCAATTGATTCGGATTATGAACAAGCATATTTAGAACAATTAGCAAATTAAAAATGAACTTAGACGATATAATTGTACCATCGGTTACTGGAGCATTTACTGCATTTATTGGTTGGTTAGTTGGTAAGCGAAAAGAGAATTTAGATATTAATGCGAGCGAAATAGCCAATACAAAAGAGATTATTGCAATGTGGAAAGTAACGGCACAAGAAATGTCTGATAAGGTCAAAGAATTAAGCGATAAGGTTGATGTACTTACAAGTGAAGTACATCACCTTAGAAGCGAAAACGCAGATTTAAAAATTAAACTTGGACTTGATGAAAGTAAACCGAATAAGCCAAAAAGGTTTAAACCTGATAATCCAGTTTGAAGGATTAAAACTTAAACCTTATTTGTGTCCAGCTGGAGTACCGACTATTTCAATTGGTTGCACTTATTATCCTGATGGAACAAAGGTAAGAATGACAGACCCTGAAATAACTAAAGAAATGGCATTGATTATTTTTAGGAATGTACTTGAACATTATGAGCAAAGCGTGGATTCATTTTGTAGGGATGATATTAACCAAAATCAATTTGATGCTTTGGTTTCATTGTGTTACAACATAGGTGCTGGAGCATTAAAAAATAGTACATTGCTAAAGAAAGTAAATTTGAATCCGAATAATAAAACAATTCGAGATAGTTTTTTAGTTTGGAATAAAAGCGGTGGCAAAGTTTTACAAGGTTTAACCAACAGAAGAAATGCGGAAGCTGATTTGTATTTTAGTTAGTGTATGTTTGTTTACATCTTGCAAAACAAAGCAAGTAATTTTACAAAATCAATCAATTTCAGTTCATGATACTGTTTGGGATTTTAAAGTAGTAGAAAAATTTCGACCAATAAATGATACTTTAATCATTGAAAATCCTTGTGATTCTTCGGGCATTCTGACACGATTTTATTCTAAGATAACTATTCCACAAGGTAGCATTATTCTACGCTCACAGAATGGCACGATTAAAGCCACAATCAATTTAGATTCAATTCAAAATGTGTATGAATCAAAATACAAGTCGAAATATTCAGACAAATCAATAATTTTTGAAAAAGTAATTATAAAACAAGTTGTTCCAAATTGGGCAATTATTACAATTTTCATTGAATCAATATTGATACTCGGGTATCTTTATTTCAGATTCATTAATCCGTTCAAATGAAACTAAAATTCAAAGATTTGGTTGTTGAAATGATAGAACTTTTCAATAATGGTCAAGCTAAATCAAAACACGATGCTTCAAGACAAATTGCTGATAAATATAATTATCCAAATTCGGAAACATTAAGAAAAAGCTGGTCGAGATATGAAAATTTAATTGATTTGAAAAAAGAACATCAAGGACTTGCCAATCATTGCGATGAACGTGGAATTGCAATTCAAGATGTATCAATGTATTGGGATAAGACAAAAGAATATTCCGTTGCAGTTCGATTAGATAAAACAGAAAAAACATACAATGATTTGCGTGATGCAATCATTGAATCAATGAATGAGCATTCACCAAATTATGAGAAAATTGTTTATAGTGAAAATATTGATGGTCATTTATTAGTAATAGACCCAGCAGATATTCACATTGGTAAATTAGCAACTGCATTTGAAACTGGAGAGCATTATAATTCTAATATTGCGGTCCAAAGAGTACACGAAGGAGTTGATGGCATTTTAAACAAAGTAAAAGGATTTAACATTGACCAAATTTTATTGGTTATCGGTAATGATATTCTTCACATTGACACACCTAAAAGAACAACAACTGCTGGAACATCACAAGACACGGATGGTATGTGGTATTCAAATTTCTTATTGGCGAAACAATTGTACGTTGAGGTGATTGAGAAGTTAAGATTGATTTCAAAGGTCCACATTACCTACAATCCATCAAATCACGATTATACTAATGGATTCTTTTTAGCTGATGCAATACAATCTTGGTTCAGATTAGATGAATCAATAACATTTGATTGTTCAATTAATCATCGTAAATATTTTAAATACCATAATAATCTAATTGGAACAACTCACGGGGATGGTGCAAAAATTACGGATTTAGGTTTATTAATGGCAGAGGAGGCAAAGCAACATTGGGCAGACACAAAACATCGTTATATTTATACACACCACGTTCATCACAAAACATCAAAAGATTTTATTGGAGTTACAATTGAATCATTGAGAAGTCCATCGGGTGCGGATTCGTGGCATCATCGCAACGGGTATGTTCATGCACCTAAAGCAATTGAAGGTTTCTTACATTCAAAACAATATGGGCAGATAGCAAGAATTACCAATATTTTTTAGTTACATTTGTTTTTCATTTTAAATAGGTTTAATTGATTGTACTTTAATTCCCTCTGATTTTGTCGGTGGGAATTTTTTTTTAAAATAATTTAAAAATATTTTGATAAAAGTTTTTTTATTTAAAAAGTTTTTGTAATTTTGTAATACCAAATCGGTACAAAACAATTAAACAAATAAGAAAATGACAAATTCAATCAAATTAATCGAAATTTCAGCAGAGCAAGCAATCAATCATTCAAGAAGAGAGTACAATCCTTATGAGTGGAAGAAAAGAATTGTACAAATGCAAAAATGGTTTTTAGAAGTTAAATTTTACGAATTTGATAATAAAGTTTTTTGCATATATGTTTCAAACGGTATTAATTTAATTACTGAACTTGATTATATTAGTAGCATAAACAATGGAGGTTTAAAATCTTATTCATTAAAAGAAAATGAATTAAGTGAATACGGAGTGCATATTTCAAAATCAAGAGCAGATTTAGCATTTGCATCGGCACTTTGCAAATTAGGTCCAGTAATTTTTGCATCAGTTTATTTCTCAATTTAATATCAAACCGAGTGGATGCGGATTCATCCACAATTTTAAACCTTATCAAAATGAACTTTTTAGAAAAATTAAAAAAAGCAGTTTGGGAATTAGAAAACCAAAATTTCCCAGCCAAAGAAATTATTAGTATTAATTCATCTTTTGCGTCAATTAGATTCCAATTCGGAATTAACATCATTGACCAATTAACCGAACAAGGATGGAATCTTTGCGATGAAACATCAAACTTGGCTTATTTTAAGCACGAAAAATATAATTTTACCATCTGTTGCGATAAAAATTAAAACTATGAAAACTAAAATATTACACTGGTTATTTGATGACCATTTCGAAATAAAAATGTTGGTCATTTTATCAATTTTATTAGTGTTAGATTGGTTACTTGACCCGAACTACAATAATTATTAATCTTTAAAAACTCAATTAAAATGGAAAACAACATCGAATTAGTAGGCTCAAATGTAGCTGAATTAACAAAAAAAGGTATTTCATCATTTGCCTATGAAATCATTGAAAAATCAACCGACCCAATTAAACAATTGGCGGTTGTTGCTAAAGTTCAACATCTTTGCAAAGAACTTGAATCAGGATTCAAAAAGGTTTGTTTATCAGAAATTCAATCATTTGATGGACAAAAGACAATGGCTTTGGGAGTTGAATTTGCACAAGCTGAAGTTGGTACAAAATACGATTATTCTGAATCACCAATTTGGATAAATTTAGAAAATCAAATTATTGAATTAAAAACCAAGCAAAAGGAACACGAAGATTTTTTGAAAGCACTGAAATCTAAAACTCAAATCTTGACAGATGATGGAGAAGTAATTGAATTGTTCCCTCCGGCAAAGTCAAGTTCAACATCAATTAAATTAACTATAAAATAATTTCATAAAAGTTTTTTTATTCAAAAAGTTTTTGTATATTTGTTCAACAAACAATTAAACAACTCAAAAAATGAAAAATTTTAATTTAGTTTTAGTAAATAATCAAGGTGTTCAAGTAATTAAAACAAAAACTTTTAAATCTATTATTGAAGCAAAAAAATACGCTTTAAATTTTTTCAGTAAAAAATTATATAACTATCATTTAATCAAAACTTTTGATAGTACGGAATTAATAATCGAAAATAAATAATTCAATCCGAGTGCTGGCGGATTCCAGCACAATTTCAAACCTTAATAAAATGGAAAACAAAATCAATTTTTTACACAACAAACAAGTTTGGTTTATTAGCAATAGCAAAATAATTTTTCAAAGTTATGACACTATTGTATGCACGATTGAAAATTGGGAAAATGGGAACAATCCAATTATTAAAATTACAAGCGGTCAGCCTGAATCAAAAACAACTGCAAAGTATTTGAATCAATTTTTAAAATTACATTGCGGTATTGATAATTATAAAACAATCAAATAAAATGGAAATTACATCTCAAACAATCATTTACAATGGTTATAACATTAGACAAATTTTGTCTAAAATGGACTTAAAAATGAAGTCTTGCAAATTACATCGCAATCAGTACATTAAAAATTGTATTGAAGTTTACAAAATAGAAAAAAGTGGCTTTAATTTAAACTATGCAGAATTAATTCGTAATTCAAATTTTATTTTAACAAAAATGTATTTAGGTTATTAAACAATCAATTAAAATGGAAAACAAAATCAATTTTTTAGCACAAATTCAGTCGGAGGTCAAAGCACCTAAAGGACAATTCAATTCATTCGGTAAATACAAATATCGTTCTGCGGAAGATATTTTGGAATCAGTAAAACCAATCATTAATTCAAAAGGCTTTTCAATCACGTTAAGTGATGAGATTATTGCGATGGATGGTAGATTCTACATTAAAGCAATTGCAACACTTACAAATGGTAAGGAAATGTATTCAGCAACTGGATTTGCACGTGAGGAAGAATCCAAAAAAGGTATGGATGGTTCACAAGTTACTGGAGCATCAAGTAGTTATGCTCGCAAATATGCATTGAATGGTTTGTTTGCTTTAGACGATACAAAGGATTCTGATGCAACAAATACACACGGTCAAGAATCAAAGCCAGTACAAGCATTCACACCTAAACCAAGTCCAGCACCTAAACCAATTGAGCAACCACAAGTAACAATCAATTCGCAAGAATTAGGAGAGTTAAAAAGGTTATTGGATGAATGTTCAGCGGTTGAACATTTGACCGAAATATGGAACGACATTGACGATTCATTCAAATCATTACCTTTAATTAAAGATTTATTTTCAAAACGTAAACAACAAATTTCAAAATAATTATGGCTAATCAAGAAAAAGTATTCGCAAAAGGTTTTAATTTCAAACGTTCAGATAATGCACCTGAATGGGTAGTTGGTAAGTTATCATTAAAGGCATCTGATGCTATTGAATTTATCAAACAAAACACCAATGGTGAATGGTTAAATTTAAACATTTCACAAGGCAAACAAGGCAATTATTATGTTGAGCTTGATACTTGGAAACCAACACCAAAGCAAGGTTCAGCACCAGTTGAAAATTTTAATCCAGTTCCCGAAGCTGGCGATGACTTACCTTGGTAATGAATTTCAATGAATGGTGTTTATATGTCGGATTTGGGAGTAAGTGCGACAGAGAAAAATTTTCAAACTTTATAAACCTTTATGAAAATGCAAAATTTATCAGAGATACAAAAAAAATATAAAAGAGCCGAAAAGATTTTATTAATCGGTATTTTATTAATGGTTTTACTTATGACCATTATTGTTTGGAATGAAATTAAACAATCCAGCAAACCAATTTATAAGCCTAAAAAAATCATTGTGGTAAATGATGAGTGGCACGATAATTTTGATTCAACTTATGTATTTAACGGGTGTATTCATTACACCCATAAATTAAGCTAAAATGAGAATAAAGCAACAAGAACTTTATCAACTTACGGTTGATGAATTGAATAAAAGAAAAATATTACCATTTTCTGCACGCAATTGGTCGTGGGAAAATGTACGACAGATTGATTATTTTAATCAGAAAAATAAATCAACTGGGAACATAAAAAGACCTGATGTAATGGCTATTTTACGAGAAATAACCATCAAGAAATTAGATGAAATTCGGGAACTAAATTAAATCAAAATGAAATCATTCAAAATTTACAATCAAGAAAACCCTCAAATTTATCAAGAATTTAAAAAAATTGCTTTTCAATTTATAAATCGAGGTTATAAACGAATCGGTTCCAAGATGATTTGCGAAATTATCCGGTATCATTCAATGATTAAAGGCGATGGAGTTTATAAGGTTAATAACGTGTACACTGCTGATTATGCCAGAGAATTTGAGAAGGACCATCCAGAGCATTTTGGAATTTTTTCAAAAAGACAATGTAGAATTGAAGATTAATTTGTATATTTGTAAATAATTAGTCAAAAAGGTAGGAGTTTTTGAGTAATTAAAAGGGTTTAAAAAACCAAAGCCAGTTTTGCACTCCTACGCAAGCTGGCTTTTTTATTTTAAAAAAATTATGCAAAAAGAAGCATTTTATTTTCCACATTTTTGTAATGCAAGGCATGACAGAAAAATCAGGAGATTACGAAAAGATTTAGGAGTGGAAGGATATGGAATTTATTTTATGTTGTTGGAAACATTAAGAGAACAACAAGATTTTATGTACCCTTTGCAAGATTTGGATTTGTTAGCAGAAGAATTTGGAGTTACTGAAGCCAAAATAAAAGTAACAGTTTGTAATTATGAATTGTTTGAGATTGATGAAGAAGAAAAGTTTTTTAGTCCAAAAATGTTGATTTATTTAGAACCATATTTTAGAATGAAGGAACAAAGAAAGTTGGCTGGTAAAGCATCTGCTGATAAAAGAAATTTAAACGACCGTTCAACGACCGTTCAACAAAGTAAAGTAAATGAAAGTAAAGTAAATGAAAGTAAAATAAATGAAATAAAAGAAAAAAAAGCATTTAGTGAAATGCTTATTCCTTTTCAAAATTATTTAGGTTCAGAATATCAAAATTTTTATTCTTATTGGACTGAAAAAAATTCAAAAGGTAAGGAACGATGGGAATTAGAAAAATTTTTCGATATTAGCAGAAGAGTTACAACGTGGAAAAACAATCAATTAAAATTTAATCAAAATCAAAATGGAAATTCAAACAACAAACCAAAAGGCACATCAATTGACAGAATGGAAGCCTTACGAAAATGGTAATTCAATTGGCGAACAAATAATGATAGCACAAGGCTATCAGAGTTTGCGTTTGCGACACGATGAAGACATTAAACAAGTATTGCGTTATGCAATGATTTTGGTTGGCTTACGTTCAAACAATATGCCAAGCGATGAAGAAAAATTTGTTTTATTAAATTTCATTCGTTCAAACTTTGGGAATTTAACACCTGAAGAAATTAAATTGGCTTTTGAATATGCAGTCGCTGGAAAATTCAACATAGATGCAAAATGTTACGAAAATTTTTCTTGCGAGTATTTTGGTCGGATTATCAAAGCTTACAATAAATATTCAATTGAAGAAACAAAGGCAATAAAAAACAAAGTTATTGAATCAGAACCATTGCCAGTACCAACAATGGAGATTTTGAAAAAACAAGCGATTGATACTGCGAATATGTATGCAGACCAATTACGTAAAGATGCCAATTTCAAATGGATTTACGGGGGTTTGAATCATTTATTTGACATTTTGGTAATGACTGGGATAATTGAAATGACAAAACCAAGCATTGACAAAACAAATGATTATAAGGAATTTATTAATTTTATGGTAGTCAATTATTATCAATTAGATGAAAATGGAAAACTAAAAATTATTTTGAAATGAAAAAGAAAATAGATGCAGATAAATTAAATTGTCCTTATTGTGATAAGTTACAAAAAATTGAAAGAGTAGATTGTCAGGGATATTGCGATAATTGCCTTCACGGTTACACAATTGCAATCACATCAAAAGGATTTATTTCATTGTGGAAAAAATCAAGTTCCGAAAAATCAACCTTAAATAAATTGGAAGTAATAAAACATCATAAAACAATGAATGATTATTTCGAACAAAATATTGGAGAATCAATTTTGGAATTATTCAAATTTTCTAAAATTATCGGGATGAAATCTTTTGAGTTTTACAAATGGGCAAAAGAAAAAAGGTTTACCATTTATTACGACAAAATTGTTAAAATGCAAAAATTAATTTAAAATGAAAAATCAAGAACATCAAATTCAGGTTGCAATTTGTAATTATTTAGATTGGGTGCAAATTCCTTATTTTGCAATTCCAAATGGGGGTTTACGAAACATTCAAGTTGCAAGAAAATTAAAAGCTGAAGGGGTAAAAGCTGGAGTTGCTGATTTGTTTATTATGCAAGGAAATCAATTGCATAATGGTTTGTTTATTGAGGTTAAAACAATGACTGGCAAACAACAAGAAACGCAAAAGAACTTTGAAAAAATAGCTTTTGAAAATCATTATTGTTATGAGATTGTACGAAGTTTGGATGAACTGATTGAAAAATTAAACACTTATTTGAAAATAAAATGAATGGTAAATATCAAAACATTGTTGATGATAACATCATTGAAATTTACGATGACTTTGAAACATTGCTTGATAAGACCAACAGAAAAACAAAGCAGTCGATTAAAATGTGTAAATTTATTGAATCAAAAACAAAAATTCATTTAGAACCTTTTAAAATAAATGAATCTTTTAATAGATTTGATACTTGGATTAAAATATAGTCAGGTGGCGGAATTGGTAGACGCACTATAAGATTAAATAGGAGATGTGTCGATGCGTCCATACAAGGGAATCAACCGTTTTGGAAGTGAAGCAGTACATCATACA